TGAAACAGATAGTTAACCTTCGGAAAAATGGCGAGGTGGGTGGTCGGTCTGGTGCGGATACCATAAATTTGCTCCGGCCAATTTTCTGAATCGCACTTTCAAAAGTGAACCTAAAAGCCAAATAAATCCCTTCCAGTTCCTATTAACTTTGATATATCCCAGTCCCAAAATTTTCCCCGGCCCTTATTTTTAAGATGAATTTCCTGGGAGCCTTCAGCTGCGTACCTATAATATAATAGGCGGCTATCCCGTCACTCCCAGATTTTAGCATTAAACCGAATTTTCTTTGACCGTTCTATAAATTCGCTTAATAACGAATCCCAAATTTTTCCGGAGGCCCAAAAATTAGCTTTCACTTTTGGCTCAGCCCATTCCAGACAATTCTTCTATCATTTGCACAATTTCCAGAAATGTGTTTTCTTTGCATCATTAAATTGAATCGTACATCTTCACAAATGAAAACCGAAAGTCAGGTATTGCATCTTCTCGCCATTTCCCAGATCAAAGGCGAAGCCGAATGGGAACTCATCCAACTCTTCTGTCAAAAGCATCACTTTCGCTTGGGAACATTTGCCCCTTCGTACAATGAGGGCAATGGACTGACCGCTTCCAAGTTCTTCGATTGGTATCACAACGGGTTCGGAGCCGGTGATGTTGCAAAAATTTCCGGAAAGACCGTAATAATTTCCGACAGTGACCTGAAAATTTCCAAGATATGCGGAGAAATTTCCACGGAGGGTTATTGCGAAGCAAGCCTTACCGTGCCTGTTTCCGACCTGGAAGCAATGACTCCTGAAGGCCAAGCCGCAATCCACATCCAGCTTTCCCACCTGAATCTGGAGTATTGCCGTAAAAATTTTACGGTTATGCCCAAATATGTGCCAAAAATCAATGATCGCGTGCTAATATGGAACCAAAACGAGTCGAAACTGGGTGTTATCCGTGCTATAGCTCCAGATACCAACGAAGTTGAACTGTATTGCTGGTTTGACTACAGGACAAAGAAACTTGGCCACTCAATGCACGAAAAGAATGTTGTGACCTTCCACGAATACCATTTTGAACCTATGAGCATCGTGGCCCAGAGAAGATTGAATACGGAGCTGGAGAAAGTGGGCAAGGTGTGGTACGACAAACTTCACCGGATCGAGCCACTGAAGGTGAAGGTTGATGTCGGCAAACACTACTGGTACATCACCGACAAGATGAAAGTGGTTGAGGAAACCGAGAAGGGAACCCCGACCTCAAATTTCCGATATATCTCAGGAAACTATTTCTCAAAATATGAAGATGCCATAGAGTATCTGGGAAGAATTTCCGACCTACTGCGTGACCGACTGGCAAAATAAATCCCCGCTTTGGCCTTAAATCTGGCAAATAAGCGAGGATTTGGTGCTGGGAGGTAGATTATCTTGGTTTTGACCTTATCCTCCCGAAAAGGGCCATTTCTGGCGTTTTAGCAGCCTTTCTTCCCAGGGCCTTTACCTTTGCCCTTGCCGCCTTTCTTGGGACATGCCATAGCGAGTGAGTTTTTAAGGGTTTAACAATTGTTACCGAGAAGTATCTTCTCGTATGAGAATAGGCTTCTGTGTCTGACGAGGTGCAAAATATATCAGCTTTTTGAACGCCATACGCTGAAGACATCGCTCTTGCAGTTGGGATGCACAAACACTTTCTTATCGTCAGGGAATTCCGTCAGGAAGCAATAGATAGCCTTGCCTCTGGAATGAGATACACGGCCCTGGGAAATGACGCTGTTCACCAGCATCATGGCTTCCTGATCCGAAATGTCATCGCTTTCAATGTTGATGATGATTTTACGCTTTGCCATCTTCCCTCTTGTTAACTTCCACCAAATCTCGCGTCAAAATCTCCCGGATCTTGTCGCATACCTCTTCCAGATCCTTTGCCGTAGGCTCAGGTGACTGGAACAAGTCCCGTACCCATAGGCTGATACTATCTGCCTTGCTCTGGGCATCGTACTCTTCCAGGAGGAATACTGTTCTCACATCCGGCCCCACGGCCTTCTCGTACTCTTCATGTGCCCTCTTCCGGATGGAGATAAGCTCACTGATGGGTAAATCGCCATCATTCGCTTCCAGAGCCTTGATTGAATCCCTGATTGACATCATAGCCGGTGTAGGGACGAAGACACCATTTGTTCTGAGGATGTAGTCTATACCCATCCCGTAGGTTCCCAGGCAATCACAACGCTGCCTGTAGGTTTCACATTTCACTTTGCTCATACTGATTGTTGTTTATTGTTATTTCTTTTTCCTTTTTGTCCTTGCCCTCTGCCTTTTCTCTGCCGACATGTAGCACTTGCCCTTGATACGCATGTTGGCTGATTCGTACATGAGGGTATTTAGTTTGGTGTTGTACTTTCCGAGATCTGGGATTTCGGTATGTCCGTATTGCTCCTGATCCATGGCTTATTCAATTACGATTGCTGATTGTTCTTTGTGTTTCTCATTCCAGCCCTGTATCTTGTCGGCTGGGAACATTCTCAATTCAAATGTCACGGCTCCATCCTGATCCACCTTTCCGGCCTTGGTGACGCTGAGGAATTCCTCAACGGTAAGTTCCTGGTGCTGGAGGAAGTATTTCTTCAGGGCCGACTGGTTGAGGAACGGATGGCTCCTGTAATCCTCGTTGACATCCACCACTTCCAGGTCATCGTTTATCTCAAAGAATTCGTTGAGGAAATTGTAGATGAAGAGTTCGATGGTGGTAAGCTGCTCGTACCGGGAATCATCGTCTCCCATTTTGATTATTTCCTGGATGTATCGCTTGTTGTACTCGGATGTCCTCATACCCTCAGGTTTTCTTGATACCTGGATGGGTGCTGCATGGGTGTCATGAAGCTTGCCGCTGTCGATTACATAGTACCGGCCCTCCGATGTCCCCTTGATGTCGAAGTCAACGATGAGGTCAACAGTGTCCGGATCGAGTGGTTCCTGGGTAGTAATCTCAAACACTCCCTTCTCGCAATCCAGCTTGCCGAGTGCTATCATGTCATTCGTTCTTTCAAAAGCTGGGAGTAGGATGTTCTTGTACATGTCATCCATCAGGATATACTTGCCTTCCGGATTTACGGTCTGGGTGGTAACATTACCATCTTCATCTTCGATATCCTGGAAGAAGTGGTTAAGCAAGTTGTCCCATATACAGTAAATAAAAATCTTGTCGGCTCTGTCAACACATAAATCAGGTGACTGCTGGAAGATTGATATTTCTTTCCTGGTGAAGTAAGGTAAGCTGCTTTTCTTTTTGGAGAGCTTGTAACTTTCTTCATTGAATTTTATAACTGGGAATTCTTGCTCATCAGAAGAGTCATCAAATGAATCAAAATAATCATTTGAGCCGTTAATTTCTTTTTTATTTCCCTCTTTTATTTCTGTTGTGTATTTCTGCACAACTTTTTGGGGGGTAATTGTGTATTTCTGCACAATCGCGTTGTGTATTTCTGCACAATCGGCAACTGCCAAAAAGAACATCAACGAGGCCAAATCTGCACTTCCAGAATAGATATAATCAACGAGCGCATCAAAACCTTCAGGATCCGTGAAAAATGGGGCGAATTTGTCGTAAAAAGCCTCTTTGAACTGGGATTTTGAGAAAGAATTGCATATTTCTGCACATATTTCCCCCGACAGGCTTGTGCATTTCTGCACAAGGTTGTGTAAATCTGCACAATCTTGTATATTTTTAGGCAGACTTGTGTATTTCTGCACAAGGTTGTGTAAATCTGCACATGATTGTGCATTTCTGCACAATTGTGCATCATTCTGCACAATTCCACCTTCCAGTTTGAATAATTCATCTCCACTACCAACATGAAGTGAATATCCAAACCCTTCCAGTATTTTTTCATCTTTATTCTTCAGAGCCTTTCTGAACTGAACCTTATCCTGAGCATTAAGATGGAGGAACGCTCTGCAAAGACTGACACATCTGTCGGTGTCCATGTGCAGATATTGTTCTTCATTCACCGAGATCAGTCCGATTCCTTCCAGCGTGGCGAAGCCGTTATCAACGGTTCTTCGGTTCATGCCGGTTTTGTTGGACAGTTCGTTGGTGGCCGGACGCTTCATGATGACCTTGCTCGTTTTTGATTTGTAGCAAGCAAAGGCGTACTCATCCAGCAAGTGCTCAAACAAGGTGTATGCAGCAGCGTCTCCGATGATCTGCTTCATACAGCGATAGTGCTGGCCGTATGGAATAATTTCCGGTGCTGCCATATTACTGCTGTTTGAGATAAAAGCTATGATTGATGTTGTTAATCGCTTGTTTCATTAAGATGTAACCGTGTTCTTTTGCAAAAGTCCCAACGGTACGGCGATTAGGGGCAAAGAAGGGATGTTCTGCCTTATACGCCTCGGCCATCTCATCAAAAGTCATTTTGTCTTTGAATAATGTCGCGCTGTTCATAATAAATCTGTTTTGATATGAATAGATTTAATTTGATGTGATTGTTTGAAGAATATGGGTTTTCTCAATCTTATTCCCAAAACCGGCTAAAAATCCACCCGATTTTGCCTGATTTTGTGAAAATTTCACAAATAAGCCCGTAATCGGGTGGAAAAATGCGGTTTTATTCCGGAACTAACCTTCCAGAATATCCCAGTCCTCACTCAGCATGTCGGTCTGCGAAGCAAGCCATCCAGTGAGTATTGTGTTCTGGGCAGTGTACATGCAGATTGTTCCGAGGGCCTGAATCTCGCCTCCGTTCAATTCCACGAGTGACTTCAGCATTTCATCCTTGCACCACTCGGCCTTGATGACCGCCGCCGGTTTGAGCCAAAGGAACATGCCTTTTCCGTTCCAACCCATACGGGTTACTTTCTTGCCCGCTTTCAGGGCTTCGATTGCTTGTCCAAAATTCATAATCGATAATTTTAAGGGTTAGTGAATTACTAACATAGTTAGCGTAAGCGTTAGTAGAACTAACTAAGAATCTTCTTTTTGCCTTTCGGGGATTTTGCCGCGCCCTTTACCGGCTTCTTCGGCTGCGGAGCAGCCGCCTTCCCGGTCTCTTCTGCGGGAGGGCATACTTCCTGGAGCACGCTCTGGAGTGTTGCCCAATATTCCTTGGCTTCCTCAGGAGTCTCAAACTGGCTCCACCCCTTGATGAAAGCTGGCTGATATCCGATAGGATTGAGCAGAGCCTGGCCAAACAGGGTGACGAAAAGGTTGAGAATGAGGATGAGCTTCCCAGGATCCTCAAAGTTGATGTGGTGGATTTCCTCCTTGTCGTTGAAGACAATCCACTGATTGCTGAAGGTGAGGACACCACCGGCAACTTCTACTTTGATGACATAGCAACGCTGGTAGTGCATTTCAAATGCTACTCTACCCTGATCCTGATGAAACTCCTTCAGGTCAAATCCCATGATGTGAAGGGGGAAACGGATTTCATTCTCCGTGCAAGTGAGGATGGGCTTCTTCAGAGCTACTTCAAGTTGTTCTTTAGTTAACTTTTCCATAATGTTGTTATTGAATGTTTTGGTGAATTTTTGTTCTGGTGTACTGCTCTTTCTGTTTGTCGGTCATCCTTTTCAGTTCAGCCGCACTATAGTCTTTTATCTTGATATGCTTCTCATCTGCGTTGAGGCATTTCAGGATAAAGTTTTTGGCCGCTGTTGCAGTCGGGAACCGTTTGGGATAGTGCTTTCCGGTTTGCAAGTAGCGGTAATGGTCTTCCACTACAGCATACTTGCCGAACATCCAGTTCTTCACCTGGATGATGAACTGCCTGGGCAGTTCGGGATCTTTGATGATTTGGTAATGTTTCATATTCCGTAATAGTTTGACATGAATTTTTCAAATTCCGGGGTATAACCAGCGATGTTGTTGTTGATCCAGGTCTTTGTGCTTAACGCATCCTGGATAACACCATAGTCCGGATCGGGCCTCCACACTCCGCATCTGATATTGTCGGTTTTGATGTTGAGCAATAAAGCTGTGCGGGCCGGATAGAAAGTGTTGAAGTAAAGGTCTTCCAGTACATACGATTCGTAGGTGAGGTCAAAGTGGTCAATCAGATATTCCAGCTTCTTTTTCTCGTAGTAGATTGGAATGTGCGTCACCCAACCTCTTGTCGGCAACCCTTCCAGTTTCAGTTTGTCAAAGGTCTTTGCTTCATCTGCTTCCCAGGCTCCGTATGTTGGCTTGTGCTCCATTTGAAGATTATTGAGCTTCAAGATGCGCACAAGGGCAAGATCGAAGTCGTTGATGGCATACTCATCGTCTGAAGTTCTGATGAACCCCTGTACTTCTGGGTGCGTCTCCATAAACTTCATCATTTTGTGGATATGGTCGATATGGGGAACATACTGACCTGGGAAATCATTGGGGTTGATGCGCGGACATTCAATCCATTCGATATCATCTCCAGTCTCCACAATCGGATGGTAGTCTCCTACCAGGGCAATCTTGTATGGCTCTTTGAAGAAATGCCTCCAACCGGCAATGCAGAACTCCAGCTCTCTTCCTTGGGCTGGCCCCTTGAAATATGGAATCATTACCCACACAGTTTCCGTGGTCGTATTCATAGGACGATGCTTATTATAGATTTCACGGTTGTTGTATTTCAACTTTTCAATCATAATCTTTCTCCTTTCATCGGCCCACCGGCAGAGAGAGCCTGACCGTTGGCGATAATAGAAGGATGTCATATCAATACCGTGGGGCGGTCTGTTGGCGTGGTCATACAGCTTGATCCAGAAATCCCAATCCTCGTAAGCTGGCATGTTGACGCTATACCCTCCGATAGCGTCACAATCTGCCTTACGGAACATAGCCGCAACATTGTGACAGTTGTTATACAGGAGCGAGAGAAATCCCGGAAAGCGTTGAAAACCTCCGGGCCACTGTTTGTTACCTCCATCAAGGAATTTCATTGATCTTCCATATACGCAAGGACATTCGGGGTTATCGTCCATAAATATCACTGCTTCCCCTAAAAACTCTTCACCTATCATATCGTCAGCATCCAAAGGCATGATGTATGTGCCTTTGGCGATTTTGATTCCTTGATTGCGGGCATTGCTTAACCCTCCATTTTGCGGTAGAGAGAGAACCTGGAAACGAGAATCGCCTTGAATTGCCGCGTAAATGGTTGGGAGAGGGTTGTCTGTACTGCAATCATTGACAATGATGCACTCCCAGTCTTGATATCTCTGCTTTTTCACAGAACTGATAGCATCTGCAATCCATTTTTGTGAATTGTAGCAAGGAATAACGATTGATACCTTGGGGGCTACTGTTTTCTCCATTGCGCAAAGTGTTTTCTGGTTTTGAGATAATTGTAATTATTCTGGTTATTGTAGGCTTCCACCTCAAACGAGATTCCTCGGTATGCGGTCTTTGTGTGGAAGATCAGGCGGTAGATCCACTCCAGAACATAAAGGATGTAGAAGAAGATGTAACCAAGCTCTTTCTGCTGCTCTGCATGAATCATCTCATGATTGCGATACAGTGGACTGGTGTTGAATTGTTCCCTATATTCGTTTCTGACGAATATGAGACCACAGATGCAAATGGCCATGAAGCCTTTGACTGGGATGACTGAGTTGTAGATGATACGCATAATGATGATAAATTAGTTGTCTGCTATCGGTTGTTCGGCGGCTTCACATTCAATAACCGCTTTGATCACGGACTTTTCTTCCGGTGTCATCTGGTCGTATGATTTTTCTGGAGCATCGCCAGGTTTGGTGAATGCAATCTCTCCGTTGTAGGCGAACTCTTCTTCGGTAATGGAGTGGTAGTTGCACACGACAAACAAATAGCTTTCCTGACCTGGGAACTTGCTGCTATAATCTGCTTGATAGTCTTGCTGGAACTGTTGGACATTTAGGATAGGCACATTCTTCTGGCGATAGACACAGTTGCCGAATCCCCATACGCCATGTCCGGACTGGGCACATGCCCAATAAGAAATGAACCAGTAATAGTAGGTGTCTTTCATACCAATACCTTTTTGATGATTAAACATTTGTCGGATTCGATAACTGACACGATACGCATGTTATCATAGGTGGCTCCCTGAACATAGGATGACAGTTCTTGTTCCATATACTGTTTGATTCTGTTGGCGTACCAATCACCGGCCCCTGGGTTATGAAGTTTGATGGCTTTGTCAATGTCAAGCTCAGGATTATAGTGAGAATTGATGATAGCGAACATTTCCAGAGATTTGACCGGATCGTAACGGTCATCGAGGGTATAGCAGCTGTTGGCGATACGGTTCGCGTCCTTGACATATATCGGAGTAATCTGAAGGATGCCCACATCGTTTGTTTTTCCAACGGCTGAAGGGTTTCCAGCACTCTCGGTCATAATGAGTGCTCGCGTGAACACATCCCACATAGAAACGGTATCGATTACTGTCATATCAGCGATGATTGTCGATGTGTCCACCTTTGGTACGGTCATCATCCATGCGAGGAAGATGCTTAAAACGATTGTTAATTTTTTCATGATGCAAATGGTGGTAAATTGTTATGGTCATTATAGAATCTGCGGCACGGAGGAATTTTGCCATCTTCCATACATGCCTCGCACTCTGCCTTGTCAGGGCATTGTTCACATTGAATTGCCAGAAGTGCCGCAATGATGGCGGCGAAGAAACAGATAAGTCCCGCAAGAAGGGCCAGTCCGATAATAACGGCGATAATTTTCAGGATGGTCATAATTTATTTGGTATTAAAAATGAGGTCTCTGTTGACGAAGCTTTTACAGTGCTCGCCTCCGATTTTGTGCGTTTTTGGGACGATGTTCCAGGGGCCTGTAGCTTCACGCTTCTCAGCTTCGTACCAATAACAATGGTATCGGTCATAGCACCCCTTGGCCAGACAACTGAAGCTGGCTCGGCGATAGATTTTGGCGTATGCCTTTCTGGAAATCATAATGCCGGTGTCGGGCATATTGATTCCTTTGGGAAGGGGGCCGAGACTGTAAGAGTAATTGAGAAGCTTGACGGTTCTGTCTGGGTGGATGATATAACGGCTTTTTACACAGATGTCGCGCAACTGCATGAAGAACATCTGCTTGCCATATAGATAAAGCTCGCCTTTATAGATTTCGTATCCGTCTGTATGATTCTGGAAGAAGAGTTCCCAGAAAGCACAATGATGGCAGATATGCTTCTGCCGCATGAGGATAGCAATAGGTTTCTTGAAGTCGTATTTCTCCAAGTCCGCGTGCTCTCCGCATCTGTCGCATGTGTATTCAAGCGTGTAGTCTCGCCCGTGCGTTTTCATCAATACAAGTCAGTGGTGGCCGGAGCCGAACAAACTCTGGAAGATGCAAGGGCGTGAAAAATTCACGCTTCAATTTGGGTAAGGGAATGCCCCTTAATTAGAACTGGATGGAATTGTAGATTCCGTTAATTTCGTCTTGTCTGAGTCCGAGATAAATCTTGGTCGTTTCCAGGCTCGCGTGTTTGAATATCTGATTGAGAAGAAGGAGGCTTTCAGCACTTTTGTTGTTCTTCTCATAAACATATCGGCCAAAGGTTTTGCGGAAACTATGGGTGGAGAAGTTGTCGCATTTGATGCGGTACTTCTTCTTGATGCGTTTGATTTCGCGGTTGATGTACTGGATGGTGAACGGCTCTCCGGTTCTCTTGGAAAGGAAGATGAGCTGGTCGGCTTTTGGTTCCCCGACTGTTTCATAGAGTTCATTCATCTTTTTCTGGACAGAGGGGCTGAAGGTAATCTTTCTGGTCTTGCCGGTCTTTATTTCAGTCACCGCATGGTCACGCCTGTCGATGATATCCTCCCAGCGAAGATGAAGTACATCGGAAGCTCGGCATCCGGTGCAGAATGCCAGGCGTGCGTATATCTCCATAGAATAATCTTTGTCTTTATGAAGCCTATCAAGAAGTCTCTCATACTCTTCGTATGGGATTGGATCTGCGGTGGTTAACTGATTTTTCTTTGCCATAATTTCTGTTTTTGGTTCACTTCCGAGTGCAAAGATACAAAAGTGAACTATATTTCCAAAACATATTTACAAAAATGTGTAAACAAAATAAAAATTATGGGGCGAACCTCTCGGCTGGCCCCATAATCACCACATAATTAATAACACTAAAACTAATAACCAAGGCTCAAATCAGAACGATTTGAATTCTTCCATATTAAGAATAGGGATTCCGAGGTCTTTAGCCTTAATAATTTTGTTGGAACTTGCATTTTTGTCTTTAACAACCAGATGAGTGGTGTTTTTGGAGACTCCACTTGCAATGGTTCCACCTTCGGCAACAATTTTGGCTTCCAGCTCGGAATCCCTAATGCCCGAAAAACAAACAGCCATTCCTTTATATTTGCCATTGGCATTGATCTCCTGTTTTACGGGAGCCAGAATGGTTAATCCGTTGTTGATGAGGAATCTGGTGAAGTGAGGCACATTGTTCCAGAATGTTTGGGCGGTCTTTCCCATAGTTTCCAGCACCAGGTCAGTAGGTTTCCAATCATAGATGGACTGATTCTGGTATATCGCTTCCAATGCTTCGGGACATAGCGTGTCAAGCATTTGTTGTGCTTTCACCTTGCCGATACCTGGGAATTGGTCACTCGCCTGTATTAAGGTAGGAAGGTCAAGACCATCCAGGATCTTACGGTTGTTTCCCAGAATGATGTTGGCTGTACCCTCTCCAAATCCTTCAATACCCATTAACTCGTCAAAAGTAATGTTGAGCATACTCTTCAGGTTGGTATATCCGGCATTGAACATTTTGACGATGGTTTCCTCGCCCATATTTTCTGCACCGGCTACCGTATAGAAGAATGCTAACTTAGCCAGTCGGATGCCATTGCATAAAGGGTTGGTACAATATAACTCAATATGTTTGTCATCCCATGAAGTCGGGGAGCCACAATCAGGACACACGCCCATATTATCCCACATCTCAAAGAATTCGGAGTCAGGGGCGGGTTTGAGTGTTTCCAGAATTTTTGGAATCACACCGCCGGAACGAGTAACGATAACTTTGGCTCCCTTAGCAATCTTCATATTGCTTATCCATCCAGCGTTATATCCGGTTGGGCTATCCATTTCACAATCGCCAGTATTGACTGTTTCAATTTCGACAACCGGCTTCAACGCACCAGCCTTGCTCACCTTCCATGATATACCCTTGACGGTTGTTTCGAAAGAGTCCACGAAGTCTGGATGCTTGTAGGCGATGGCGTAGTTGGGGTTCCCAGATGTCACCTTTCTTCCCAGTTTGCCCCATGCTCTCAGGTTGTCCACATAGATAACAAGGCCATCAATGTAATATTCCAGCCTCCATTTCTTGAAGAGGTCAAAAAAGAGTTCTACAGTGACATCTTCTACACGATACACGCAGAGTAGGTTCTTTTGGCCGAACACCTCGTTCATATCCGTCATCATATCGAAGAAGGTATTATATTCATCGAGTGTGTCCGGATCAGTGCCGTATCGGTAGAAGTCAACATACTTCAGGTCAACTGAAGGCTCATCCCTGTTCAGAAGTCCGGCGGCTGTGTTGCGTGGGGACTTATAGTTCTTACCGGTATCGGGATTGATACGCTGGGAGAAGTTGTCCGTCCAGCTTTTCACGCTGAAGACAAACTCCCCATAGGTATAGTTGAAGTAGTCACTATGATTCGCTCCGTTTGTCAGCAGATGGTCGGCACAGTCCTGGCCTTCATTTTCGGAGCCTCCACGAGACCAAGCCTTTCCAGTTTTCTCTTCGCATAACAAGGAGAGGCCATCAAACTTCGGCATGATGACAATGGAATCCTTGGGGCCAAGACCTACGCTGTCAACCCATTTTTTGAAATCTGGAAGGTCTTTAACCTTGTTGAGCGATTTCATGGGGAGAGGGAGCGTTGCTTTGCGCCTCGCCTTAACATCGACTGGCTCAGGCACTTTGAACCAGTCGTTGTCAGGATCGAGTTCGCGTAGCATCTCCACTTCGCGGTCATATACAGCGTCAGGGACTTCGGGATGTCCGCTTCTGTATTTAGCGTTGTGATGCTTGATGGTTTCAAGCAGTTCAGCTACTTTTTGCTCCATAACTGTTATTTCTTGCCGGTAGAACCAAAGCCACCCTCGCCCCTGTCAGTCTCCGAAAGGAAGAGTGCTGGAAGAAGTTCGGCCTGTACGACAGGGGCGAACACCATCTGTGCTATTCGGTCTCCAGGGTTGACGATAAAGTCTTCGTTACTAAGGTTGATAAGAATTACACCGACCATACCTCTATAATCCAATTTTGTTATCATAAAGCTTTTTATCTTTATTTCTTACACTTCTGATTCGTGTAAGTTCCGCGTACCTTTTCAACTTTCGTTGTCGGACACTCTTGGTGGAATTATATTCTGCTTCCAGGTTCATCCACTACGCTGTACGATGACTCACCTTTTTTAATTTGTGAGTTTATCTCGGGATTCGCATCACAGCCTTCCCCGATATTGCCCGATTTAATGACGCCAATTATATCCGTTTAGCGTCAATTGTACCAGGAGTATTTAGAACGGTGATACCTTTCTTAGCTGCTAATCCGCTACGAGGACGGATCTGTGCTTCGTAGCCTACAGGAATCTCCATTCTGATACCGGTGGGTACGATTTTCCTTTCCATTGGTTTAAGGGTGAACGCTGTTTGGATGTTGGCGCGAAGGTCGAGTCCGGCAGCGAATTTGGTTTCATACTTAGGAGCCTCAACTCCCTCGTCATACATTACTTTCACTTGAATCTGCTTCATCTTGTGTCTTTTTAGTAGGTGCAACATATTGTTTCTTTTTGTACTTCATGCCCTTGCGGGACATGTTCTTAGTGGCATACACTCGCCTTTGTACACCACACAGTTCATCGTATTCTTCGACAGTGAGCACTCCCAGATCGTCCCAAGTTACCTCGATGTCATCCATCAGATGACGGAAGTAATAGTTCTGACATGAAATGCATTGCCCCGTACAAGCATAATGGATGGATTGTACCTTGACATTAAAGGCAAGGGCAGCTGCATTTGTGGACTGGAAAACTGCAACGAGTCTTTTCAGCGAGTTGAATACGAGAATTCGGTTTGGATCTTTAATGAATTTGCCCATTGATCATCGCTTGTAAGGCTTCCGCACTCAGCCGCTGATGGGCTTTGCCCAACAAGTATGTATCAGATATGCAGAATCCATTACTGAACATTTCTTGCATACGCTCACACATATAGGCCAGGAAGTCTGGTTCAACAAAAGCGATGAAAAGGTAGATAAGGCTACCGTCAATTAGAAGGTGAGATTCCTTAGATAACAAGCAGACATTCTCTTCCTTGATTTCATACGAAGTCATCAAGGTTCGGATAGGAACCTCATACTGCTTGAAAAAGTCTTCAACTGTAGAAGACGGTTTGTGTTTTTGAAGATAATCTTGGGCATCAAAGACAGAGATGCCCTCACTTGTTGTCCCGAAGCACAAATCGGGAAACTCTGGGAAAGCGTGCTCTGAAGGGATAATCTGTGTTTGCTTCCCAGGGATAAGAAATGGCATTAAGCTACTTTGTTTACCTGGTCTTCATACACTTTGGTGGGCCAGAGGATTGCTTCTGCTTTGTCGAAACGGGTGTCGCGTACTACATAGTCGCGTGTTTCTCCTACCTTCTTCAGATATGACAGTACATAAGCTGTGGCATCGGCATTGGATTTTGCCGGAGTGAAGATGGTTTCAGTTGAGTGTTTTTCTTTAGCTGTCTTTTCATCGACCTCGGTGTAATACACCTTGACCTGATACATACCCACACCGGTGGTGTCAGATTCCTCAAAGTAACTGGTGATGAGTTCACGAATGAGTTCTGCATCTGTCTGGAGGATGTTGTTATACAGCAGCTCGGAAATTTTGGTTTTGATGATTTCGAAGTTAACACTTCCATAATGAGTGCGGTCATACTTCTCGATGAGAGCGTAAGCCACATTCTCAGCTTCAGAGTAATTTGGTGCATAGACCAGTTCCTCGGTTTTGACCTTCTGCAATTGACCGTCTTCTTTTTCGGCAGTCCATTCGGTCTTGATTCTGAAATAGTTAAATCCTTCCATAACTGAATAATATTAGGATGTGGCAAAGGTAAATAATAAATCGAAAGTATCAAAATGAAATTGTGTTAATGCGATATTATTTTAATAACTATATCTGATTTTCAATAAGTTACATTGATAAAATAATTTTCAATGGTTTTCAAGCGAAAATATTAAGGCTATTCGCACACCCTTAATTTGCAAACCGCAAAATCGGCTTTCAGCTATTCTTGATAAAACATTGCGCAATGACAGTAGAAACAAACGAGGAATTGAATCCGAAACTTTTGGAAGCCATTTTCCGAACCAGTAAGAAGACGATTCAAGAATATGTCCGCGAAATAGAGAGATATTGTAGGTACAAATCCATCCAAGGTCAGACAACCGTGGAAGGAACCGTGCTTGACGATAGAAGCAAACTGATTGACCTTTACGATGCATGCGTTCAACAGGACGCGCATCTGGCCGGTGTTCTTGAAACGCTTGAATCCCAGATTATCGGAGAACGCTATATGCTGGCCCGTCAGAATGAGAAGGGTAAATATATTAAGGATGTAGCCGAAACACGCAAAATCCAAGGAACCCAGTTCACAAAGATAATCAAGGGTATAGTGGAAGCTAAACTTTATGGCTACACTGCCTTGGAAATTTTGCCTACTCTGGATCCTCGTACCGGCAAGCTGGCTGAAGTTAATCAGATTGAAAGGCGCAATGTGCTTCCAGATCAGAAGCGCATCGTAAGGCGTTCCGGCATCTGGAGTCCAGGCTGGAGTTTCCTCGATCCCAAGTATGCAGACAACTATGTCCTCATCAAGTCCGATGATTTGGGCTTGTTCTCTTCAACCACCCCTTCGATTTTGGCGAAGAAGTTTACGGTAGCAAACTATGTGAACTTCTCCCACACATACGGCCAGCCTATTATTCACGGAAAAACTGAATCAGATAATATCGCAGACCGTAAGAGATTGGCCAACGATATTGCTGGTGCAGCTCAGAACAAAGTTATCGTGACCGGACTGAATGACGAGGTGGACATCAAGACCTTTACGATGTCTAACTCCGAGAAAATCTTCACCAGTCTGATTGAGATGGTGGACAAGGATGTTTCCAATCTTATTCTTGGTTCCGAGTCTATGGCTGGTGCCCAACAGTCTTATGTGGGTGCTACCAGAGCGCATCAGGATGTATTCCGCGATAGAGTTGAATCATATCGTGACTACATTGAGAATGTGATGAATGAAATGATTGTGCCTCGTCTTGTCAAGATGGGTTACATCAAAGATGGTTTGGAGTTCAAATATTCCAAGAGACTGGAGATGTCCAATCAGGATCAGATTGACCTTTACAAATTCCTCAGCGATAAATACGAGGTGGCTCCTGACGAAATCGAAAAGACTTTCGGTGTAGTTGTAGGTAAACAGCTCAATCTGGAGATGGGCGGTGGAAGCACTTCCGGTTCGGGTGGCTCTAACGCTATGTCCGATGAGGAATACTACAGACGGTATGGCCATCGCCGTGGGGAGAAAGCTGCAAATTTTTATCAGGAGAGGCGTTAACAGGCGAAAACGCACTCTCCAGGATACTTGCCCAAAAAGAGCCTACCATTGATGACGAGGAAAAGCACCAACAGTACCTCGCCATACTCGATATCTTTGAGCGTTTCCTCGATGGCCTTGATGGAAATGAGGAAGACTGGGAGATAATGGAGGAACTGATGGCTTTGAGGGCTGACTTTGCAATTCACCATGCAATCAAGGGTTTTGGAATGGATTGGGATGAGGCACTTGACCTGATTGCGACTGAAAGAGGTTCTTTGACAGCAGAAGAGCAAGCCAGAAGGGACATCATCGTTGTAGCCATTGATAATCTGGTAGATTTTGCCGTAGCGGAAGAGTATCAAATGGCTGAGGATGCAATTGAAGAAGAGAGGATGAATGAAGACCGGGAAGATGCCCGTGAGCAACAGATTCTTCTCTGTCAGAAATACAATGAGACCTGGGCGGCTACTGAGAATATGGATATCGAGTATGCTATGATGGTTGCCAATATGCTTGTGGTCATTCCAGCTGACACCTCACTGATGTATATGACACAGGGCGATGAACGAGTTCGTCCATGGCATTTACAGTACGAAGGTTTCACGGCTCCGAAGAGTAGGTTTCCGGTATGGCTGATTCCACCGATTGAACACCAGTGCCGCTGCTATTTGATTGAGGTGGATGATGCGGAGAACAAGCTGGCCGGAGTACAAGATAAAGTGGTGAAGGTTCCTGAAATGCCTGATTGGTTCAACAGGACTTTTAAGGAAAGTGTGGCAATGGGTGGTCGGATATTCTCTGATGAGCATCCCTACTTCCAGATTGCCGACAAGGATATTGATATGCTTCACGAAATAGCAAAACGAATAAAGGACAAATACCTCAATGCCGAAGAAGGGGATTAAAATAACTCCACAGATGTTTGCTGATCAATGGAAGCATGCATCTCACCGGTTCCAATTGAATGTGTGGAATTTTGAGGTGGAGCTGGCGAAAGAGGCGGTGGCTATTTTTAAGAAATCGTTTGATTTGGGGCGTTTCAATACCAATGGCTCGATTGCCTGGAAAGCGAGAAGAAAGAATTATGCTCATCCTATACTGAATGAGACGGGGACGCTGAAGAATTCAATCGAGTGGAAGTATTTGGGTGGAGATACTGCCGGGCCGAAAAAGGGTGTGAGGATTTTCACTAACCCCAACAAGTTTTGGACAGCCGCCCGACACAAAGGGTTCTGCTATGCCGCAGTCCATAATGCCAGAAGTGGAACCTATACATACGGAAAAACTGGAGTGAAGAGTATTCAAAGGCAGTTTATTGGTCACTCCACTGAATTGAATAGAAAAATAAAAGAGTTAACACCTAAGATATTTATTGGTTTGCCGTAATGATTGTAAGCAAAAACTCACAAACTCCAACGCCTGAGGCAACACCCAGCACTTCTTCCAAGATTACCACTATGGAAGAGGCATACAAGGTAAATGCCTTGACTGAAGCGTATAAGGCTGTACGCAAAATTCTGGAAGGGATTAAGGTTGACGATACGGATGCCAACAGTCCAAGGTTGTTCCGTACCATCAAGCTTGATACCGGACAGTTAGCCCGTTTGAAAAACAACAAGCATAATCAGGAATATTTGTTTGCTTGTCCGGCAGTGCTCATTCATTATGTGGACTTATACTATAATGTAGGCACATCGCAAATATCAGAGGGTAAGGGTGTCATGCGAATCCACTTCATCCTCAATACTCTGAATAATGAGGATGATGATATTGAGGCGCAAGGTTTTGAGGTCTTCAATAAAATCAATCAGGCCATCCAAGCTCACAAGGCAGAGTTCCCAGCCCTCGTAACAAAATTCCAGTTGGCTTACTTCGATATGCCCGAAACTTTTGATGATGGACTTCAGCCGTTTTGGATTGATTACACCATTTGGTTTAATGAGTATTCTGCATATCGCTATAAAGATTATAAGGAGTGTTATATCGTAACGCCTCCGTTTACCAATCATAGTGATCAAACCGAAGGCCACAATGTTCACGGGCACGCCAATCACCCCACTCCGACATACGAACAAAGTTCTGGGATTACAACCCCTTCAGACGAGTGATTTCAACTTTTTATTTTCAACTAATCTATTCTTGATAAAATTGAGTTAACAATGGACACAGAAAATCTGAAATATGTGGTGGGCCAAGCCGTAAAGGATGAGCCAGCTATCATTCGATTTTTCGATTCCGTCAACGAGTGGTCGGCAAAGGATTTCAATGCCGAATTCCTCTGGCTCCAGGATTATGTTAAGCCGAGCAAGATTATTGTTCTGATTAACTCGGAGGGAGGCTCTATCCTTTATGGTATGAGCACTTTCTCCATCATCCAGAGCTGCCCCATCGAAGTTGACTGTGTTATCGAAGGACTCGCCGCATCAATGGCCTCAATCATTTGGGCCGCTGGAGACAATCTCTTCATGCATGACTACTCCATTCTTATGATTCACAATCCTTTCTGCTACACCAAGGGTGACGCAAACAACCTTTCTGAAGATGACAAGGCCATGATTGACGCTTTCAAAGGTCAGCTTACCACCATCTACCAGAAACGCTTTGGCATGAGCAAGGAAGAGGTTGAGAAGATTATGGATGGTGCGGAAGATGTAGATGGAACCTATCTGGATGCAAAGGCCGCAGTCAAGGCCGGG